AAAATGACAGCAGAAGAGCAAAGCCGTGCAGAGGAACTGCTTGATGTTGTTAGCGACAGCTTAAGATACGAGGCAAAGAAGTGTGAGAAAGATTTGGATCAGATGATTGAATCCACTCCATCCCTTGCTACAGTTACAAAATCTGTAACGATTGATATAGTTGCAAGAACCTTGATGACATCCACGAACAGGGAGCCAATGTCACAATTCTCTGAATCAGCAATGGGATATACTCAGTCAGGAACATTTCTAGTTCCGGGCGGAGGCTTATTTATTAAAGATACCGAGCTGGCTAGGCTTGGCATAAGACGTCAAAGAATGGGGGTCATTGATTTATATGGAGATTAAAGGAATTACAGTCAAACTTCATGAAAAAGTAGAAACTGGTAAAGATGAATTTGATGCGCCAATATACGAAGACACCACAATTGATGTCGAGAATGTGCTGGTTGCTCCGGTAACTGCAGAGGATATAACAACAAGGACATCTCTTAAAAGCGATAAAGTTGTATACAAATTAGCAATCCCAAAAGGTGATAACCACACCTGGACGGATTGCGTTGTTGAGTTTTTTGGCGAAAAATTCAAAGTCGTTGGAAAACCAGTTCAAGGAATTGAAGAGTTATTACCGCTAGCGTGGAATAAACAAGTGCAGGTGGAACATTATGGCTAAGTTTAAGTTAAACAGAGCAGGAGTAAGAATCTTGCTGAAATCTGAAGAAATGGCGGATATATGCCAATCATATGCTAATAAAATTCAGAGAAGATGCGGCGATGGATACGAGGTAACTGTATATACAGGTAAAAACCGAGTAAACGCATCAGTGCATGCTGCAACAGTTAAAGCAAGAAAAGATAACTCTAAAAATAACACTCTGCTAAAGGCGATGAGAGGCTAATATGATTGAATCAATAATTTTGAAGTGGCTCAAGAAAGAGCTTGCTCCAACTCCAGTGTATATTGAAGAACCCGAAGAAGCGGGAAAAGACTTTGTGCTTTTTGAGAAAACGAGTGGAAAAGAAGACGAAGGACTAAATACAGCAACCTTTGCTTTTCAGTCTTATGGAGGTTCTTTGTTTAAGGCCGCAAGCCTGAACGAAAGAGTGAAAAAATCAATCAAAAAGTTAGCTGAAACAAATGGAGTAATCAAGGCAGAACTCAATTCTGACTATAATTTTACAGATTTAACTACAAAGAGATATAGATACCAAGCGGTGTTTGATATCACATATTACAAAGATTAGGAGGAAACCAAATGGCAAATGGTGTAAATACAGCATACGTTAGTGCTGGAAAACCAAAAGTCGGCGGTGCTATTTATAGAGCACCAATTGGAACGACTGTACCAACGGATGCAAAAACAAAGCTTGATGAAGCTTTTAAGTCTCTTGGCTATATTAGCGATGATGGTGTAGAAAACGAGAACAAAATCAGTTCTGATGATGTTAGAGCATGGGGCGGCAATACAGTTGCTTCACTGCTTAAAGAAAAGACAGACAAGTTCAAAACAACGCTTCTAGAAGCACTTAACGTAGAAGTGTTAAAGACCGTCTTTGGTAACGATAATGTTACAGGAACTTTGGCAGATAAGGTGACTATAAAAGCTAATGCTAAAGAACTTGAAGATTCAGTATATGTCGTTGAGACAGTATTAAGAGGCGGATACCTCAAAAGGCTTGTTATCCCGGTAGGCTCAATTTCTGATGTAGAGAAAATCGAATACAGAGATAATAAACTTATTGGATATGGTATTACCATAACAAGTAAGCCTGATGAAACTGAAAACACTCACTATGAGTATATTGAAAAAGCAACCGCATAGGAGGAAGTATGGCAAAATCGAAACAAAAATTTGTTAGTGGAGAAACCAAGAGCGGTTTTATATTCAACATTGAAGCAGAACGCTTAGATAACATGGAGTTAATTGATGCATTGGCCGAATTAGATGAAGATCCATTACAGATATCTAAAGTCATCAAGCTAATGCTTGGAGACAATAAAGAGAATTTGTATGATCATGTACGCACCGAAGATGGCTTTGTACCATCTAGTGCAATTGAACAGGAGCTAAGCGAAATATTCGCTTTATCAAATGAATTAAAAAACTAATGATCCTTGCTAGCTTCATAAACATAGATGAGGATGCACTAATCTGTGATTTTGTGGAGACATACCATATATTTGATATTTATGCTTTGCCGGCGAGACTAGCTGCAAAGTTAGCAATAGGACTAAAAGAATCAAGTAGGATTAAGACTAAAGTGTCGGGGCTTAAAGTAGCTCCTGACACTTTTTTATTGGCTTCTATATTCGATGTCCTAAATGTCATCTTATGGACAAAAACAGAGGATGGCCAAAACAACAGAAACCATCCAAAAGCGATATCAAACGATATGTCTAGTACCAAAGAAACTGAACGCATAGGGGATGAATCAATAACCTTTGATAGTTCAGAGGAGTATGAGGCAGCAAGGAAAAGACTTATAGGAGGGGAGTAAATGGCGACAGAATTAGGTCAAGCATATGTACAAGTAATTCCCTCGGCCAAAGGTATAGGCGGAATGCTCAAAAAGAGCATGGGCGGTGATTTTGATTCAGCAGGACAATCACTAGGTACAAGTCTTGGTAGCAAGATTAAAAAAGCTTTAATAGCAGCCGGGATAGGAAAAGCTCTGAAAACAGCAATTTTCGAAGGGGCAAAACTAGAACAGTCACTTGGAGGCGTGGAAACACTTTTTAAAGGCTCAGCTGGTAGAGTTAAGCAATATGCATCACAAGCATTCAAGACAGCAGGTATGTCAGCTAATGAGTATATGGAAAATGTCACATCATTTTCCGCAGCGATGATTAGCTCGCTTGGAGGTAACACTAAAAAGGCAGCACAACTGTCAAATCAAGCAATAACAGACATGTCTGATAACGCCAATAAGATGGGTTCTGATATAAGCATGATAACTCAAACATATCAGTCGCTTGCTCGTGGCCAATATCAGATGCTGGATAATTTGAAGTTGGGGTACGGCGGTACCAAAGGTGAAATGCAGCGCCTACTAAATGATGCTGAGAAGCTGACCGGCAAGAAGTATGACATTAGTAATTTTTCTGATGTAACACAAGCCATACATGCGATTCAAACTGAAATGGGAATCACAGGCACTACAGCCAAAGAAGCGGCAAGCACCATATCCGGTTCGTTCAACATGATGAAAGCTTCTGCTAAGGACTTCCTAGGCAACTTAACACTAGGCAGGGATGTAAGTAAGTCAATGGAGAATCTTGTTGCATCTACAGGCACATTCCTTAGCAATCTATTACCGGCATTAGGAAATATCGCAAAGGGACTTGTAAATGTAATAGGAACTACATTCCCTCAATTATTTAGTCAGATTGGTAAAAGTTTAGGAGCAAATATGCCTGGACTGATATCAAAGGGACTAAGTATGATTACACAGTTTACTGCAAGCCTTAGGAATAATGCGGGTAAATTTATAAGTGCTGGGATGGATATGCTCTTGAAACTAGCACAGGGATTTGCAAGATCGATGCCAGTATTGATTCAAAAGATTCCGCAAATAGTAACGAACATTGCAGGTATCATTAATGATAATGCACCTAAAGTGCTTGCTACTGGTGTAAAAATCATCATTACATTAGCAAAAGGTCTGATTCAGGCCATTCCAACATTAATTGCTAATATTCCACAAATCTTGAGAGCTATGTGGAATGCATTCACCGCATTTAGCTGGCTCAATCTCGGAGGAACTATAATCAGGGGTATAGTCGGAGCATTAAGAGGTGGTGTTGGAGCATTGTTCAGCGCTGCTCAAAGTCTGGGGACAACTATACTTAACGCGCTTGCAAATTTACCAGCACTACTGTTTAACGCAGGAGCAACGGCTATTGTCCGCATGATACAAGGATTTAGGTCAGCGTGGGGAGTACTAACCGGAATAGGCGTACAAATTATATCTGTAATTATATCCGGGCTTGCCAGTTTGGGCAGTCGACTGTGGAATAAGGCGAAAAGCGCCGTGTCAAGGATGATTAGCGCATTTAGATCCGGTGGCTGGGGCAGCATAGGAACCCACATTATTTCTGGAATTATAAGAGGTATTGCGGGTGCAGCTGGTAGATTATTTTCAGCAATGAAAAATTTAGCCTCTAGAGCTCTTAAATCAGCAAAGAAAGCACTCGGGATTGAGTCACCATCTAAAATCTTCGCTGCAGAGGTTGGTCATTTCATACCATCAGGAATAGCACTTGGAGTTGAACGCAATGAGGGTGTGCTTACTACATCAATGAAGCATGCTGCAGGAACAATGACCGATGCATTTAATCCTAATTTAGTGAGAACTGCCAATTCGAGTTGGAGTCAAATGAATATGTATCCGGCATATAAAGATGCGTTTAGCGGAGGAGTTGTACAAAATATCAATATTTATCAGCCAGTTAAAACTCCGGGTGAAACAGCTAGAGCAATCAAGGATGCGGCATTTAAGATAGGGCTAGCAGGGGGGCAATAAATGAAAGAGAACGGATACAGTGTTAGGGCCATCAGGAGTGATGGCTCGATTTTCTATTACGAAAACGATGACTTTATGATGACCAAACTTGAAGGAGTTGATTTCCCTCAGCTAGAAGTATTTAAAGAACCACAGGGTCTAGGAAATGGCGACATAATTACAGGCAAAAGAAAATGTTCAAGACAAATTGAACTATCTACAGTACCTCGTCATTACAATGATGGAAATTATGGAACATTACGTAGCAGGGCTATATTTTTTCACAATCCATCATATACTTATGACCTTGAAGTTACATATATGGGAGATACGAAAGTTGCAAAAGATTGTGAGATTACTACACTATCAATCCCTACAGAGAGATATAAAAAGAATGCAACTTTGACAGTATCATTTTTATCACCACATTCAGAACTTTTTGCAAAGAATACAGATAAAACTAATCTATCAAGTATAACTCCAAGATGGGTAGTCAAAAGATCATATGTAAACGGAAAGAAACTGTTATATGCAACAGAAGATAAAACGGATTCGATAATAGTAAATTACATAGGTTCTATAGATACAAAACCAGTGATTACTATTACTGCAAATGGATATATTCGAAATTTAAGTATAACGATTGGGACAGTTACAGAATCTATCAATGTTGAAGCTCATAGCGGAGATATTATTGTAATTGATGGATCTAAATCGTTTGCGACTAAAAATGGTGAAATGATTCCAATTACAACAGGTGCTGATTACCGACGATTAGTCATACATCCAGGAGATAATATGATAACTGTCAAGGCGCAAAATGGCGACGCATTTAAAACAGATATAAGTTATATCGGGAGGTACGACGGCATATGATTGTGTTTTACGATAAAGCTATGAATATTTTGCCTGCAATTGATTTTATAGAAATAGTGTGGCAGCGAAAATGGAAAGAACCAGGAACATTCAGTATTTATACTATTGCCAAAAAATGGGACAACAGAATTAAATACATTACTATTGATGGCCGTCATGAAACAGGTATAGTGCAGAAAGTTGTTGTAGAAAAGAAAATAGAAGGAACATTTATTACGGCAAGCGGATTGTTTGCTGAAAAAGCTCTAAACTGGATGGTTGCACGGTCAGATTGGAATGTATATGCAGCCAAATCTGAATACCCAGAATATAACGACTGGGTTATAAGCAAAATAGGCGGAGAGTTGCTTAACTTAAATGCACTCAAACAAGGTGATGAACCTAGACCTACATTTATAAATGGTGTCTGGCCGACAGAAGATAGTGAGTGGCCAGATCCTTTTAGCATGTCAATTGAAGCTGGTAAAGAAATTGGTACCTCACTATATGAATATCTTATACCGAATAACATGAGTTATTATGTGGTTTTGCATCCATCTATTGCATATGTAGCTTGGGCAGAACCTTGGTTAAAAAATCCGGACGAACCGCATTTTATGTTTAGAGTTGGAACTCTTAAAGGAAGAGATTTATCTGATAAGGTGTTTTTTGGTGAAGGGTATCAAAATGTTGCAAAAATTGAATATGCCTATGATGATAGCGGAGCAGTTCCGTATATTGAAATTAGGCAAACAATGGAATCAACAGGTTTTTCAAATGAAGAGGTTATAACCGATGAATCTGGAAATCAAAAAGGTAGAATTCATGAGTATTTGGTAGATTCAAATAACAGACCAAGGGATATAGATGTATACCCACGCATGATAGTTGAAGGCAATGTGAGTGGCATTGAGCTTAAACCTGAAAATGAAACAACAATCAGAGCTCAGTTAAAGCAAAAAGCTCGAGAAGAAATGTTGAACCATTATAAAAGTGAAATTATATCCATAGATATCTTGCAAAATACATTCAAATATCTTGAAGATTATAACATAGGGGATACTTGCACGATTGTATTCGACGAAATAAAAAAGAGCTTTACCGCTCAAATTGTTGAGGTGACAGAAACGCATCATAAAAACAAAGTGGATATAAACTTAACTTTTGGAACACCGAGAAAAACTAAATATGTTCAGCTAAACATATAGAAAGGAGCAAACATGATAAGTTATCCATTTATCTCAAAAACTACACCATCAGATCCATATGGAGATAGAGCTATTGACCATAAACTTGAACGAGAGTTCAATAAATTATGTTGGAGCAATGGAGTTTTTGTTACAAAAAATGATGGTAGTGAATTACAGGTTATAGCAGAAGGCAATATGACAGTAAGCATATTGCCAGGAGGTTGCCATATTGAAGGTGCTAGAGGGTATGAGGCAAGTAAACGTAACATTTCAATTAGTGCTGCACATTCATCGTTAAAAAGAATAGATCGCATTATAGCTAGAATGGATGATTCTGACAGTGTACGAAGCATTGAGATTTATAAGAAGGAGGGGGTATCATCCACAACTCCAACAGCGCCCGAACTTGTGAGAGAATCAAACTATTACGAAATTGCTTTAGCCGATATATATGTAATGCCGGGAGCAACAGAGATAACCAATACAAATATTGTTGATACAAGATTGGACAGAGAACTGTGTGGGATGGTGATTCCAGCATTTCCTACTCCTCTTAATCTTGAGTCAATATCTAATCAGTATGTAAGTTTGTTACAAGCAGCAGTAAGTGGAACCGCAGCGGGCAATTTACAAAACAAAATAGATAAATTGAGAACGGATGTGAGCAATGCGAATATTAGCATGACCGATGTACACATCAATAATACATCGTTAGAGTCTGAGCTTGTTGCTTACTTTGGTAGCAGCATAAGAGTATAGGAGGTGGAATATGATAAGTCTTAATAACACGCTTGCAGCTATCACGGAAAAGTTTAAAAGTATCGATGAGGCGGACACTGGCATTAGGACAAAGGTTATAACCAAAACTCTCAACGTAAAGAAGGGTATAAATCCTTTGGGCATCCTTGGTATAGATGTGGATAAAATCGTGTCAATTAGCGGAGCGGTACAGTATGCGAATTATACTTTGCCTTTATCTTATCCAATGCTTAACTACGGTAGCGGAGGATATATCGAGTGGGGATTAGCTGCGCTTGTCCGCTCTGGAAATCTTGAGCTTATATCCGGTGCCGAATGGAATAACTGCAAAGTCAAGGTTGTTATTTCCTATATGGGGGGGGTAAAACCTTGTAAATTCAAGCTATTCAGACGCTTTACAAAACTAATAAAGATGGGAGGTGTCGCATAATGATATCTCTCAATAAATTCATGACAGAAGTTAAGAATAAGCTGAAGAGGCTTGATGAAAAACACAACGTAAAGGAAAGCATATCACTCAATGGCACATGGACAGCACCACATGACGGCATTTTAACGTGTAACGGAAGAGCTACACAGAACGGCGCATATCTGTTTTGCAAAGATTTAACAGATAATGAATATGTTGGATTATGTACAATCGCAAATAATCAACAGTACGGGTCGTTTTGCGTTGCTGTAATCAAGGGGCATCAATACACTTTTGTACAAAATGGGTGGAGCGAGCCTCGTACGGTATATGTCTATCAAGAATAGGGAGAGTTTAAATAAGCAATGGACTTGACAAGCATCATGGTTGCTGCAATATCAGCCCTGGGGACTGGAATAGGTTCGCTATATGGCATCAAGAAAAGCAGCGGCCTTACAGATTATAAGATTGACCGTCTCACCGAAGAGGTGAGGAAGCATAACGACTTTGCCTCGAGGATTCCTGTAATCGAGGAAAGGCTCAAGGTCACGAATCATAGGCTTAATGACCTTGAGGATAATCAAAAATAAGTTAGTTAGCCGGGCGAAAGCTCGGTTTTTTAATTCTTGAAAGGAGAAAAGAAAAAATGAAAATCAATTGGAAAATCAGGGCGAGGAACAAGACGTGGCTACTTACATTCGTAGCAGCGGTCACAGCTTTAATTTATCAGGCACTTAAGGTGCTTGGTATAGTGCCAAGTGTAGAGCAAGAGCAGCTGATGGAACTTGTAACAATGCTTGTTGGCATCTTGACACTGCTGGGGATTGTCGTCGATCCGACGACTCCAGGCACAAAAGATAGTGACCTAGCAATGAGCTATGGCAAGCATGATCTTGAAGAAATAGATAGTATGGGCAGAGGTTGGGATAGTTCTAGTAAGGAGGTCAACGATGAGCAACAGCAGTCTAGTAAATAAACGCATAATCACTCCTCATTCAAGCAGTAGAATGGGAAGTAAAATAACTACTATCATAATCCATCATATGGCAGGAAATTTGAGTATTGAGCAGTGCGGTCGAGTATTCCAGACAAGGCAAGCAAGCACTCACTATGGCATTGGTTCCGATGGAAGAATTGGTCAGTATGTAGATGAGGCATACAGGGCTTGGTCTGTAGCCAACAAGTGGGGAGATGCAAAGGCGGTTACAATGGAGCTGGCTAACGATGGAGGAGCGTCCACTAATTGGCATGTATCAGATAGGGCGATTGAATCTTGTATAAATCTGTGCGTAGATATTTGCAGAAGAAACGGAATTGCTAAGCTAGTATTTACTGGTGACCGCAATGGTAACTTGCAAATGCATAGATATTATATGGCAACTGCGTGCCCTGGACCTTACTTGGCGTCTAAATTCTCATATATAGCAAATGAGGTTAATAAGAGACTGGGTGCAGGTGGATATGTAGCACCGTCACAGAGCTATATCACGAGCGATGGAAAGCTTGTTATAGATGGATTGTTTGGATACCAGTCTGTACTGAAGATGCAAAAGTGGCTTGGTGGACAGTATAGGGATGGCATACTGAGTGGACAGCTCAAGAGCTGTGCAAGATACATCATGAATATGAAATATGGAGTGCAGTGGGGCTCTGATGGCTCATATACTGTCCGATTGCTACAGAGGAGACTAAGTGTTACCGCAGATGGGTATATCGGACATGATACCATTTGTGCACTTCAGAGGTATCTTAATGGTCAAGGATACGGCTTAACTGTAGATGGTTACGCAGGGAATGCAACATGCTCTGCATTTCAGCGATATTTGAATTCGGTGGTGTAACATGGATGCTTTGTTAGATGGGATCAATTTTATTTTGATTAATGCTCAAGTTGGAATTGAACTTGGTGCTACAGGTTGGTCTTGGTTTTAGTAGAGGGGGCTATTAAAAAGCCCCTTTGTTTTATTTTGGTAGGAAAAATACCACACTTTGTACCACACCAACATGTGGTATTAGGTGGTAATATCGACAATAAGGGTAAACTTTAACAATAAAGAAAAACACCGCAACTCGTTGGAATTACGGTGTTTTACGTGGTGCGTGATCAGGGGTTCGAACCCTGGACACCCTGATTAAGAGGCTCGCTTTATTATCTATGATTTTAGCCTTTATCCGATGAATACCACAGGCTATACCCCACGACTATATTTATCTATTAGTTCTGCCGCATTGTTAAGTGCTACATCTGATTTATGAGTATATATCTTTGATGTTACAGCTATATCCTCATGTCCCATAAGCTCCTTAGCCACATTAATTGGTACACCGGCAGATTGCAAATCTGTACAGTAAGTATGGCGGTAGCAGTACAGTGTCAAATCATCTGACACAAAGTAAGGGGGCATAATCTGATGCTTCTGAGGGTGAATCTTGCAGCCTGCAGCTATATTCATTTCTCGCTTAAAGTTTTTCCATAGGTCATTGATTGATGATTTTGTATAGTGCTCACCTCTAGTATTTGTGCAGACTAGTGTAGCATTGTCTTTAATATCCTCATACTCAAGCTTTAATCTGTCAAGCAGAATTGTAGGAATAGGGACACTGCGCATACCAGCCTCTGTTTTCGTGAAACCGCGAACTACACCATCAGACTTAAGTGCTTTGTTGATAATGATGCGCCTTTTGTCAAAATCAATATCTGCCCATGTGAGAGGGACAATTTCTTGCGGCCTAAGTCCGCAGTATAGGATTATCAATACAAATAAACCTCCACGGTGATAATTCGCAACCTGTAATGTAATTTTTCGCTCTTCATCTGTAATAGCTCTTCTGCTTTTAGGCTTAATTCCCGACGGTTTTCGTATGCCGGTTATAGGGTTCTGGGTTATTAACTCATTCTCTTGTGCACTCCTGAAAATTTGGTTAATAATATCATATATCTTGGAATTGTAAGAAGACGAGTACTCTTGCATAGCATTGAGTATTTTCTTTATATGAAGAGGCTTAACAGAGCTTAATCTCATATGACCAATAGCTGGAATAATGAATCGTTCGCACATAGCCTGGATATCTTTATACCATCGATAATTAACTTCTGGCTCTTTATAATTATCTAGCCACTCATTAATCCATATAACGACTTGAGTATTACGACTAATTTCTACCTTGCCAGCTTCAAGTTGCGATTTAAGAATAGCTCTTTTTTCAATTGCTTCTAATTCAGTCTTGCCATACACATATTTGCGCTTACCTTCAAAGGTGAATGTCTTTTTATAATAATCAGCCATGACATATCCATTTCCGAGCACAAAAAGTGCCCTGCTTGTAATAACAAGGCATCGCTGATATACTTTTGTTGGAACTTTGTGTATCTCAAACGATGCCAATTTCTACAATCGGTCTGTTGCAGCAGTCCGGTTGTTTTTTTATTCTTCGATTTCGTCGTCTTCTGTTATTTCAGATTTCTTTTCCATTGTCTGGCTTTCATTCTTTTTTACATTATTCTTTACCCAACATGTTTGAACTCCATCAATATGTTCTTTTAAAGTATCGGCAATACTTGACATACCCATTGGATCAAGTATAACATCAATGCCTTCGCGACGGGCCACCTTTGCCGCTGGAACAAAATCACTATCTCCTGCAATTAAAATTATTTGGTCAACTTGTCTTCTGTATGCAAGAGATGCTATGTCAATTCCTAATTTCATATCTACACCTTTTTGTCTCCAACTAGGAGAAAAATCCATCTCTGTTAAATCATCTAGTGTGATTTGGTTAAGTAATAAAGCTTTCATTCTGTTTGGCTTAATTGCGAAGGTCGCATCGGAATCAAGTAGATAACCTTTACGAAGACACATTTTTCGCTGTTCCTTGAGGTAACTAAAGAATTCCAGTGTCCATTTATATGTATCTGTTTTCTCAAAATCTATATTTTTCTTTAAATAAGGATGATAGACAACCTTGGATAATGGATTACAGTCATAATAGAATATTCTATAAAGTTGCCTATCAGAACCAACGCAGTCCTTTGGATGAAGCTGTTTATTATCAGAATAAATATAAACATCATTTGTTCTAACCTTTTGTATATGCGACATGCAGTAGGCGTATAATTCGTTGGCTCTTAATTTAGGTGTTTTATGTCCCCATCGAGTTGCGGCTCTTTTTCTATAAAAACCACCATCAACAAATATAGCTGTTTTGTTCATTAATACCTCCTAAAATTAAAAGCTCTAGACCTCAGCCACACCCATATCCGCGGGTTGCCTACTATCTAGAGCAAAATAAACTTTATTATTAATGTACACGAAGTGTACCACTCTAGACATAAAAAGTCAATATATAAATGTGTTTTTTTGTTTATATTTTTTGATTTTTACTCCTTTCAAATCACGAGCAAATCACGAGTATAAAAAAACAATGGATTCATTGGAATTCAGGCATTTAGCTAATGAATCGCAATATCAAATTGACAAAATCACGAGCAAATCACGAGCAAATCAACTTGCTAATATAAATCAAATCATCGCTTGATGCGACAACGGCATAATTCAATATATACTACCTTACATGATAAGTCTTTACACCTAGGTATATTTATCTATTTAAGCTTCTTCATTTCCTTATCAAAGTCCGAAAAGATTTTCTGATTCTTGTTGTATACATCAAATTCTTCGTTTGCTTTACTAATAGCTGCTTTATTTGAAATCTTTCCTTTGTCGTGCAGGATATCGTACTTGCGGAATGCAAGGAATTCGTTGACGCTAGTTGCGAACTCTTCCATCGTGAAAGTGTTTTCACGCTCAATTAAATCTTCTATATAATCAAAGTATCCTGAAACAGTTCTTTCTAGTCTGCGAATTTGGTCTTGAGAAAGATAATTCTTCGCAACAGAAACATCTTTCTTTAATATTCGTCCATCCGGAGCATTTTTCCAAGTAGTAAGTCCCATATGATCCTTCGTATGGTCAGCATTTGAATATATGATTTCAGCTGCGGTTTTACCAGTAATGGCATAATGGAATTTGTTTTGAATCATAGCATAGAAATCTTTTGTAGTATGGGACTGCCTATCGTAGTCTATGCTGCATTCTGCGTATATGTCAGTTATTTGCTGATATATTCTTCTTTCACTGGCACGGATGGAACGAACTCTTTCGAGGAGCTCTTTGAAATAATCCTTACCGAAAGGTTTTCCGTTCTTCAACATATCATCGTTTAGTACGAAGCCTTTAGTAATATATTCTTTAAGCGTAGCAGTTGCCCACTGGCGAAAGCGAGTAGCCTGTTTTGAATTAACTCTATATCCAACAGCAATGATTGCATCTAGATTATAGAAGTTAGTATTGTAAACTTTGCCATCTCTCGCAGTTGTTTCCATTTTGGAAATGACTGAAGATTCGTTTAATTCGCCGTCAATGAAAATATTATTCAAATGTTTACTGATTGCAGGAACACCAACTCCAAATAGTTCAGACATAGCCTTTTGAGTTAACCAAAATGTTTCATCTTTAAAAGTAACAGAAACAGTCTCCTGATGATTTTCCATCTCATATAAAATAATGTTCCCAAAGTCGCCCATATAAACCTCCTAATTAATTCCATATCTACACATACTTATGCAGCACACCAACACATCGCCCGATTATTCTCACTTCTTCGTAGTCAGTAACCATTGCATGATACTCAGGATTACAAGGATTAAGGATTAATGTATCTCCATCCTGAGTAATTCTTTTTAGCGAAGCCTCGTTATGATCCAGTCTCTCAATAGCATATATTTGGTCTTGTACAAAATCATAAGACTTTGAAATAAAGACTATATCTCCATCGTAGATATTGGCACCGATCATACTGTCGCCTCTTACTCGCAGGCAGTAATCCGCTTTAACATCTGTATCTACTATAAATGTACCCTGGTAATCATCTTCGCATACCACCCCATCTCCTGCGCATATAGTACCCATGATGGGGAGCTTGTGCGCTGCAGGCAGAATGATATTTGATGGGAGAGGTCGATCTTGATGATATGATTCTTTATCATGTTCTTCTATAAGATCAGATTTTTCTATATTGAAGTAATTAGCCATCAATTCAATTTTATCAATTCTAGGGTAGGTATTTGCTTTTATCCAATCTGTAAATGTGGTGTACTTTATTCCAAGATCTAGGCAAATATCGCCTCTAGTTTTGTTGTACAAATCCATGTAGTATTGAATGTTTTTTGCCATTATTTTTTTATTGCCTAATTGCGTACTCATTAGCCACCTCCATCCGATATGAAAATAATACGCTAATCTCGTAAAAAATACAATAATGTTTTGAAAATATTACGAAAAAACCGTTGACAAAACGGTTTAACCGTAATATACTCCAGTTATCAAATAAATATAAAGCGAGGTGAGCGAAGTTGAAGAATGATAAACTGACACTTAAAGCGGTCAGAGCTATGAGAGGCTACACACAGGCAGAAGCAGCTAAATTGATTGGGATTAGTCCAGACACTCTATCAAATTATGAATGTGGGAAGAGCTATCCCGACATTCCTGTTCTTAAGAAAATAGAAGAGGTGTATCAGATAAGCTACAACGATATTATTTTTTTAGTTTAAAATTACGGTTTGACCGTATATAGAGAGGGAATAACTGAAGAGGGAGGAATGGAATGAAACAAGGCGCGATGTCGGTAAAGTTAGTAAGGGTAATTAAGGAAGTTAGTGCGGTCGGAGCGGGAACAAAGGAAGACCCCGTACGAGAAAGGACTCAATACTGGGGCCTTGATGGGACTCTGTTATTCGCTATTGACTCTGCGAATTTAGAAGACTCTGAGCATTCTCAAAGATTAATTCATCGTCGATAGAAGCTACAACAGTTTTTAAGAATATTTTAAGCGATTTTAAGTCATAGTCTGGGTGTTTTCTATAGTAATGAGTTTCATCGTTCCCGAGCCAAACTGCAGCTTTGGCTAAAGAACCTAAACGGGAATCCATGTATTCCGAAACAACTTTTGATAACGGAAGAGATTTTACTTCTTCACTCTTAGAGGGTTCTTTATGGATTGCGTAGTCCTTTACCAGAAATTCGAGTGATCGCCGATATCCTATACCGCATATCTCTAACAACCCTAACGACTCTGCTTGGTAAGCTTGGTTAAATATTTTCACAAACTGCGGAGACAGAGAGGAGATGTTTTTTGAAAATTCTTGTGGTTTCGGGTTCTGAGGAATAAAAGATTGTTCGGTGGGGACTTGCCTGTCTACAGATAGATACTGTCCCCAGAATATACACTCACAGGCCGGGCAGAAATATGTAACAAATAATTTTACAAGAGATCTGTCTTCGTTTTCTACGAACCTTGAGTCGATAATTTTAGCGTCAACAGCGGTATGACAACGAGGACAAATAGATGGCATCTTACACCTCGTGGTGAGTCCACGTTCACCATCGACAACATTATTAGCGGTTATTTCTTTAAACATTTTATTACCTCCTATATAGGAGATTATACAGCAAAACAGAAAGGAGAAACATATGAAAATAGGCAATAAAGAAGTAAAAGAAATAGTCATCAAAGATAACACTGGCGAACTTATCGCAGATATTACCGATGATGACATAATCTCAAAGACCAATATAATCGTCGAGCTTATTAGCCCAGATTGTTGTCCCTATTAGGGTCAGGATTAGACACAGGAGTTTCAACTCCGTTAACAATCCTTACGTGGTAGTTAGGGTAATTCCCACTCTTGATTTGATTTACAAATTCAGAACGATTCATATCAGCACCGTTGTAATTGTCATGGAAATTTGTATTGCGTCCAGAATCATTTTCATTTGTAACCGTTACTCGTTTTCTACCCATAGAACATCCTCCTTTCTTTTATATTTGATTACACACAATATATTGTTGCGAACATGTGTTTGATAACAATATATCAGAAAGTAGAGGTAAGGTCAATATGAGGAAATCTGAAGAGATAAGAAACATACTCAAAAATGAGAGGCGAAAACGCAACATGAATTATAAAGAATTCGGTGCGTTGCTGGGGTGTACAGGTCGCTCTGTATCTTACTGGGAAACAGGAAAGCGAAACATTTCACTGGATGCTGCAGATAAAGCTTTTAAGAATTTAGGAATTACAGTCACTATTGGAAAGAAGAGCTGAAGAGGGAGAACCAAGATGGAGAAATATATAAATCAATTGAAGAGGCTGTTATCTGGGGATATCCCCCAGATAGATATGGAATTAAATTATGACTCCATAGCAGAAAATACTACAGAGTCATAGAGGTTACTCAACTAATAAATCTTTAAACATTGGGAAGAGTTTGTTGTAGGTGAAAAAGTGTTCTCTGATAGAGTTCAAACCCTCAGTACTAATGCTTAAACTCCCATTTATTGCACCGATAGCTGAATCAATTGCAACAGCTATCAAATAGCATTCACGCGGATTTTTAATAGGTTTATGAGTAGACAATTTCTTTAGAACAGATGTGATTAGTGGAGTTAATTGTGCAAATTCTGAATTTTGGTTAAAAAACGGATATTCAGGTAAGACTGCTATAGCAGAAGAAATAGCAATACAATCCTGATTGGTTAAGGCATAATTTAATTTTTTCACATTAGTCTCCTTTCTGAAATAAAACATAGATAAGGAGATTATACAGCAAAACAGAAAGGAGACACACATGAAAGTTGAAACACAAAAAGCATGGAAAGAAAGAGAAGCCGGTGAAATGGCAAACATGATCTTAAATCATATGAAAGACAGAAATCTAACACTAGAGGTGCTAGATGAAACTATAGTCCTAGTTCAGGACATATTCGTAAGTCGTGCGGTACTCATGAAACCTGAATTACAAAATAAGGCTTACTAATGTCAGCCTAAAAGGAGAAAAAGTAATGAAAATAGGCAATAAAGAAGTAAAAGAAATAGTCATCAAGGATAACACAGGCGAACTTATCGCAGATATTACCGATGATGACATAATCTCAAAGACCAATGTAATCGTCGAGCTCATTAAAACAAAAGAAGATAAAGAGTTAAGTCTGCAACAATAGTCAATTCATTGGTAAAGGTTATGAATGTAAGACTTGGATAAAAAAGAAGTTATGTTTAAAAATTTGCAGAAAGAAATGAAAGAACAACATATATCTAACAGAGATATAGCAAGAGCTATAGGGAAAGACGAAAGGTCGATTTCAAATAAGCTCTCTGGAAGAACGGACTTTACAAGAATTGAAATGTTTGCAATACGGGATACATTCTTTCCTGAGATGACACTGGAGTACTTATTCTTGTAAACAAAAAAACTACCAAAGGGCCGTCTTTGATAGTTTTTCGCCGGATTTGTTTACCTTTTTGCCCTGCAGGCTTTCGCCACACATGAACGGCCTCACGGCTTCTATGGGACAAGTTGTTACTTTAGCGATTCCGATTTCGCTATGAAGCCTTACGCTAACAACAATTCAGGAGTACTTGATACAGTGGGCTAATTTAACGACTAAGCCAGTCACCGATTTATACGTATCGTAACGTTAACGCTGTATCAGTAATCTGCCATTACCCAGTTTTACGTGTCGTGGTGCCACGAAGGGCGACCTAGATTAAAGGAGCTGGCAAGTTCAAAAGTTGTGTCAAGATGACCACCACCTTTTTAAGAATTTGCCTAAAAGGCTAAACAAATTGTATCGAAGTAGGAAATATATTTCAAGTAAAAGAACAAAGAAGAGCCATAAGGGAGAACCAAGATGAAAGATAAGACAAGCAAAACGCCTGAATACTTCATAAGGCTTATCAAAGGAAGTATTCCGAAGTGTCCGAGATTAAAAATGGAAATAAAGTGCGAACCTATAAGTCAATACGATGAAAAAACAGTCGGGTCATTTATAAAGACATATCTTGAAGGTGTGGAAAAAGCTTATAAAAAGCGTTCCAAAACAGGCATTAGCTTTTTATATGTGAAAAAGCATCCCTTGACTATGTTGAATCCATCATCACTTATGTCAAATTTTCCGCTTATAGCGTCAAGTGCAGCAGCGATGGAATCTGCAACGAAGCAACATTCATAGAAAGAAAGGGAGACATTCTTATAATTAGCAAGCTTCAAAGGAAGAAAAGGACAAGGACATGGATAAACAGACTATAGTTCGAGATATAAAAAGGGAAGTTGGAAACTGGCCATGCCAGTCTGACATAGCTAGGTATCTGGGTAAATCCCGAGACTACGTTATCAACCTCATGGCAGGTTGTGACTATGTAACAGACGGAAAGAAGAAGCAGTATCTCGCATCAGATGTAGCCGATAGGCTTTTGAAAACAAGACGATGTGATTAAACGTAAATTTGGAGGAAAACCACAATGAGTAAAAAGAATCTAAAACCAATGATAAATGAAGAGGAGTTAACTGAAGCTGCAAAGGCAGCGTATGAAAGTCATAAAAAGATACTGTATCTAAGCCTAGAGGATGCATTCGATATTGAGTTTCCAGCTGAATTAGAGCCCCTTGCAGAACTAATGTACTGCACAGGCTATGCAGATGCGATAGCGAATGCCTCGGTTGAAATAAATATCGATATCAGGAATAACGAAAAGGTGGTGAATCGAGATGCTGAAGGAATTCGTAGAATCGGTTAAGTACATGTGTTCAGACGAAGATGGAAAATTTCAACCGATTGCATTAATAGGTTCGATCGCTGCTATCTTGTTCATCCCAATGCTGTGGGTATTCCTATATGCCATAGGCTGTAATTGATAAAGGAGAGGAAATGGTAGAGGCTGGCTGCATATGTGATCGCTGTGATCATGAACATGGAACGCCGGGAGATAATAGGGCATTCAGATGGTGTCGTCGTATAAAAGGAACTATTTGCGACAAATGCTGTAAATAGTGTGAATATAACGATGACTGGCATTGTCGTTATGATCCAGAAGGCAGACAACAAATGCGTGAACTCATATTTGCCAATCGAGAAGATGAAAGGAAAATATGCAAGTATCAAGAAAGATTGAGAACGGCGCATAACTCTAGAAGACAAACGAAAGAAATATTAATAGAGATCATTAAATCAAAAGAAAGGGATATCGAAACTAGAGAAAAAGAGTATGAAAGGTTACACGCCAGAGAGGGTCAGCCAAGAGAAATGTTTTAGCAAAAGATAGGAGGCGAACATGAAGCGTATATTCTGCGATAGATGCGGAGAAGAAATTGACTATAAAAACCGTAGCAAACCGCTCAATGTAGTAGGAGAAGCAGAGGGAGTATATGATCTATGTCCTCAGTGCATGGTAGATTTCAGAGTCTTTATGCGGGATAAACCTCAAGCAGGTAAATATGGTCATGGAACACCGCCAAATAAGATGGCACGTATATGCGGTATAAATTTTGAAGAATAAAGAAACGAGGAGAAAAATGAATCAGATTAATTATGAAATCAAGGAACATATTGGAATTATTTCAGAGAACAAGAATGGATGGACTAAGGAACTTAATCTCGTATCCTGGAACGATAACGATCCCAAGTATGACATACGAGATTGGAACCCTACACATGACAAAATGTCACGCGGTATCACTCTTACTGAAGAGGAAGCTTATGAGCTGAGCATTCTCCTAACTGGAGAATTTAACAATTAGTGCATAAAAAACAAGAAATGGAATAAGAAGCTTTAATGAAAATAGATATTTTTAATACAGATAAAAAATACGATGTGATATACGCAGATCCACCGTGGGAATACAAGCAAAGTGGGGGGGCGAAATCACGAGGATTCATTTATATCACAATCATCATTATCTAAACATATAAGGATTCTTGAGAAGGAACTTGGGACACAGTTATTTATTCGAACCACGCGATCAATTAGGTTAACTGAAGCAGGAATCATGTTTCTGCCTTATGCAAAAAAGATAATCGGGCTATGCGACTCTTACTCGAGTGAATTAGAGTTATTTAGCTCAAGGGATAACAATAAACTCGTTGTCGGAATTATCTCAAATCCACAGTATTACGATCTTGCAGGTCTTATGGTTGGAATAGTAGCGCTATCATTCACAGCAATGAAGAGGATGGATGTGGCAAATAAATTATTCATGATAGCAGATGTACTACTCCTTACAGGACTAACAATCTTACTAGTGTGTATATGTAAATAGAAAACACAAGATATGACAGCGGTAGGCGGAAGATATACTTCTTTCAAAATCGTACATAAATATATAAGAGCACATACTACTTTTACAGATGCTTGCCGCTTTCATATATAGAATTAAAACTTCAAAACTTTCTTCCTTATATATAGGAAGAAAATAATACGATAAAATCATCCGGCATTAAGCCGGATTAAGAGTTCAAATGAGTATTAACAAGTCAGGCATTTAAGTAACTATGATAAGAACGAAAAAATATTACACTGGAGATTATCTCGAGTTAGAAATATATAATGTGTCTCCAAAAAAGAGAATTATAAAAAGAGCAGAAAAAAGACACGAGTCATCACCGGCACAGAGGAATCTAAATTCAAAAAGAAGTCAGAGATACTTTGTCAGATTATGCAATCTTAATTTTAAAGAGGGAGACTTTAGCATAGATCTCACATATGACGATGCTCATCTGCCATATAACAGAGAGCAGGTACTTAAGGATATAACTAACTATGTAGCAAGAGTACGTAGGGAGATGAATAAGAGATCTAGTGAACCGGTGAAATATGTGTATGTAATATCCAACCATGCTGGAGATGATACAGGTTCAAAAGCAAGACCTCATATCCACATGATATTTGGAAATGTGGATAGAGATGTCATAGAGGATAAATGGAAGGCTGGTTTTTCTAATTCTGATAAGCTCAAATTTGATGAATACGGAATCACAGGCAAAGCTCTATATATGACCAGACAGGGTAAGAGTAAAAGATGCTGGGGTAGCTCCATAAATTTAGAAAAGCCTGATCCTATAGTTTCAGATAAAGCTATAACTAAATCCCAGATGGAGAGAATTATTAATGATCCATCAGATGGGCTATATATATCTAAGCTTATTAATAAAAACAACAAGACAAGGTACACATTTACGGATTGCCTTGTTGAACATGATGGAAGGCAATTGGCTTTGTTTGGGCAAGACGAGGAAAACGGAGGTAATGGTTCCGGATTCAGCTTGCTTATACGAATGCGAAAAACAGAAAATTGCAGAAGGTGATGAGTTGCTCTAGTGAGCAAGTTTATTTAAGTGGAATAATATAACTAAAAATAGGTGGACTATGACAGCAAAAGAATTTATGAATGAGTATCGGAGAATTGGCGAGAGAATAGCACAACTCGATAATCAGATTTTTGATATAGAGCAAACGCTGGGAGTTAAAGCGGTAAGCTATGACGGAATGCCGAGCGGTGATAGTATTAGCAAGGTAACAGAGGAGACAGCTGTTAAACTAGCAACTTTGAGAGAAAAGCAAAAGAAATTAAGAGACGAACTCTGGAGGCAAAGAGTTAAGATTGAAGAGGCTATCTACAAACTGTCTAATGCAGATCATGCAGAGGTATTACGCAGAAGATACATAAGGATACAGACCTTTGAAACAATTGCAGAAGAAATGTATATGACAGAGCGATGGGTATACATCCTGCATGGGAGAGCACTACAAGATATAGCAAAGCAACAAAATTACAAAACAGTTCAGTAAAATTCATGGTGCACCCATGCTATAGTGTATGTGGAGATAAACCATGAATAACTCCTTGATAAATATTGACTAAGCGGCGGCGAAAGCTGCCGCATTTATTGTGTAATTATGATGACGAACGAAGAAAAAAAGAAGGAAGCAAAACGGAGATATAGCGAGGGCTATTCAATTCCAGAAATAGCTTTAGATTTAGAAATAAATGAGAATACTTTGCGGTCGTGGAAAAGGCGCGGTGAATGGAAGGTTAGTGCATCAAAGAAAGTTGTGCAGAAGAAAGAGGCTCGCAAGAAGTCTGCAAAGACACTAAAGAAAGTATTAGATGACGAGTCAGAAAGTTTGATGCAAAATAATTTTCTTACATCTAAGCAAAAATTATTTTGCGCATATTACTGCAATTGTTTTAACGCAACACAAGCCTATCAAAAGGCATATGGTTGTAGCCGCAAAACTGCAGGCACAGCAGGCTACAATTTATTAAAAAAATTAGAGATTCAGAAGGTCATCGAGGAAATACAACAAACAAAGTTAGCTACAGCACTTGCAAAAGAAGATCATGTAAGCATTGCTCAACACAAGCAAGAAGAAGCTGTTGAGCAAAGAATCGAGCAGACAGAAAGTGCACCGGGTACTATGGGAGTAGGCCTTATTCAAAATATGCCCCGCCCTGATAAAAATGGACCCCACCGGGTACTCTTTGAAAAGAACAAGAAAAAGATTTATGCCACCCAGTCAGTCTGTGCAATTTGTGGACAACCGGTAGACTTCAGCTTGCGTTATCCACATCCAATGTCACCGTGTATAGACCACATTATTCCAGTGACAAAAGGTGGACATCCAAGTGACATAGATAATCTTCAACTCGCTCATTTAACTTGCAATAGGCAAAAGTCAGACAAGATAGTGAAGAATGATACGACTCCACCACAGGAGGAGCAAAAGATAAGCAATAGAGTTCTTCCTCAAAGCGTGGATTGGAGAACTTTTTGAAAAGTCTTATAAAAATTTTTTTCAAGTGAAACAGGGGGCATGGACCCTCCCTCCCCCTGGCTCGCGACCTTCACGCCGTCACTACGAAAAAAAACACACGGTGGTAAAAATACACCCCCTATGATTAAAAAATTTTAGGAGAAAAAAATGAACTATAGAGGCATTGAATATTTAAGGCGGAAATTACAGCTTAAGAAAATAAGGGTGGCAAAAAGATATAACTATTACGCCATGAAAAACCACGTTCCTGATTTTGGAATATCTACTCCACCAAAGCTGCGCAATATGGTATCAACTCTCGGATGGTGTGGAAAGGCTGTAGATTCGATAGCAGACAGATTAATATTCCGGGAATTTGAAAAAGATAATTTTGATATAAACACAATCTATCAACTGAATAACAGCGATGTGCTATTCGATAGCGCAATTTTAGGAGCATTGATATCATCATGCTCTTTTATTTATATAACAACTGATAGAGACAGATTCCCAAAACTACAAGTGCTAAACGGAGATGAAGCTACAGGAATCATAGATACAACAACTGGCATGCTTCGTGAAGGCTATGCAGTTTTAGAAAAGGACATAGAAACTAAGAGACCAACTGTAGAGGCATACTTTACTGCTGAATACACAATCGTCTACAGAAAGTTTGAAGGTGTTGAAATATATCCTAATCCGGCACCGTTCCCTTTACTAGTACCAATTCTGTATAGACCTGATGCGAATAGGGTATTCGGCCGCTCTAGGATAAGTAGAGCGTGCATGTCTTTAGTAGAAGGTGCAGCAAGAACTGTGAAGCGTTCAGAAATATCTGCAGAGTTTTTCAGCTTTCCACAAAAGTGGGTTACTGGCTTAGATGAAGATGCTGAAATTGAGGATAAGTGGCAAGCAGCAATGTCGGCGATGTTTACTTTGACTAAATCAAATTCAAGAAATGACTCAGAGCCAAAATTTGGGCAGTTTACACAGCAATCAATGCAGCCACATACCGAGCAATTAAAAATGTTTGCAGCACTTTTTGCAGGTGAAACAGGTTTGACGCTCGATGATTTGGGCTTTGTAACTGATAATCCATCTTCGCAAGAAGCAATCAAGGCATCTCATGAGTGCTTAAGGCTTTCTGCATTAAAGGCACAAAGGGGATTTGGAACAGGATTCCTGAACGCGGGATATTTAGCTGCGTGTGTTAGGGACGATCATGAATATAAACGCAGTCAAATATACATGACTAAGCCAAAGTGGGAGCCAATCTTCTCACCAGATGCAACCATGTTAAGCAGCATTGGTGATGGAGCTATTAAAATCAATCAAGCGGTTCCTGGCTACTTTGGCAAAAATAACTTGAGGGATGTGTCCGGAATAGCTGCAGAGGAGCAATAGTATGCGTGATATTGGTGTTGAATTACAAGCACAAATAGATATTGATTTTGAGAATCAGAGATCTCAAAGCATCGAGCTAATAGAAATATATAAAAGAATCGATAGTGGTACTGCTATTCAGGCGGATGTTGCAGATGTCTCTAAAATAACTGGAGCAATTGCATCACAGGTTATACGAGATAATCTATCAAAAATAACGCTTCCAAACGACAGAATGTATTGGAATATTGCAGAAAAGGCAATAAAGCCAATTATGAAAAAAGTTCATAAAATTGTTAACGATGCAGCTGCAGAGGTAATTACTCGGGAAAGGAAAGCGTTTGGAATAAGTATTAAACCAATAGCAGCAAGCTTTCCGGAAGAAAGAATTGATTCTTTGATAAATAACTTTGTGGAGGCATACAACGCAGGTGCAGAGGATGAGCAAAAAAGAACGTAAGAAAGCAGCCGATGATGTGCTGGAAAAGTTTTTACATGAACCAATTGAAAACATAGCGCAAGCATACTTTGATGATTTCGTCAGAGAAAATGCAAACAACTCTGCGAAAGTGGGGCTAAAAACGTTAGTGATTAGAGAAGAAGTTGGACAATGCTGTGATTGGTGTCATAGTCTTGCTGGAGAATATGAGTATGGAGAGCAACCAAAGGATTTTTTCAGACGACACGATTACTGTAGGTGCATGGTTTTGTTTAAAAGCGTGAAAGGCAAGTATACAGATATTTGGAGTAAAAAAGAGTTCGATTCACAAAAGGAGGCTAGAATAGCAAAAGCAAGAGAACTTGAAAAAGAAGACGAACTCAAAAAAATGACAAGAGAAGTAGTGAAACCATATTTTGATAAAGCTACACCAAGCAAAGGAAAAATAGAATTTGAAAAAGGCTGGGTCAAGGGGCAAAACGGAGATGCAGAAATAAGATATGCTAAAAATATTCATCAACATTTCGGAGGAGATATACAGCTTAATAGTAAACGTGATGATATAAAATATGCCGATTATACTTGGAATGGCAAGTTGTGGGAGCATAAAAGCTGTAGGTCTGAAAATTCTGTGGATAAACAGGTACAAAAGGCACTAAAACAAATAAAAACTAATCCGGGTGGAATTGTCATAGAAAGAACAAATAAAAATTTAACCACAGAACAAATCCATAATCAGATTATGGATAGAATTTCAAGAAGCGTTCCAAGTGAAATAAATCAATTTGATGTTATTGTTTTTGAAGAAGATAATATAATTTTTGCAATGAATTGGAGAAGAAAAAAATAGGTGCGATCAACCAATACGGGTCAATCACACCTATTAAATTTCGTCTAAAAAGACTACTTTTGTTAATTGAATTATATCAGTTACTAAATTAAATTTCAACATGGTGATTGTAGCCAAGTGGTTAAGGCATCGGATTGTGACTCCGACATCGCGAGTTCGATTCTCGTCAATCACCCCAAATTAAATCTAGGGAGGGAGCATGTCAGAAGTGCGGATAGGTAGGCAGACACCAACCCAATTCGTTACTCTGCCTTATTACAAAACCAAAGGCGCAGATGCCATAAAGCTATATAGCAAAACAGGAAGAACAGCCCAGGAATGGCAGGAATTGCTAATATTTGACATTTTAGCAGTGAATGAAGACGGTCTGTGGATACATTCAAAATTTGGGTATTCAGTACCACGTCGTAATGGTAAGAACGAAGTTGTGGCTATAAGAGAGCTATATGGTCTGAAAAAAGGAGAGCATATACTCCATACAGCGCATAGAACATCGACAACACATGCGGCGTGGGAACGTCTCTTAAATCTAGTTACAAAAGCTAAACTAAAAATAAAATCAACATATAGAGCCTACGGAAAAGAACATATTGAACTTGAAGGTGGCGGCAAAATCGAATTCAGAACCAGGACAGCAAAAGGTGGTCTCGGTGAAGGATTCGATTTGCTTATAATTGACGAAGCCCAGGAGTATACAGATGATCAAGAATCTGCACTCAAGTATGTAGTATCGGATAGCTCGAATCCACAGACAATATACTGCGGAACGCCGCCTACTCCGGTGAGCTCCGGAACAGTTTTTACAAAGTTAAGAAAAAATACGCTTTCAGGGGGCACAGTCAATACAGGCTGGGCTGAATGGTCCGTGGAGAAGAAGACAGATCCTAGAGATAAAGAAGCTTGGTATAGAACTAACCCATCACTCGGAACTATATTAACAGAGAGAAAAATACTTGATGAAATAGGCAACGATGATGACGACTTTAATATACAGCGACTAGGACTGTGGCTAAGGTATAACCAAAAATCTGTAATTAGTAAAAATGAGTGGGCAGAACTTCAAGTGTCAGCAATGCCGGAATTGAAAGGAAAGCTATTCTTAGGCGTTAAATATAGCAATGATGGAGCTAATGTAGCTATGTCTATAGCTTCAAGGACAAAGGACGGACGGATATTTGTTGAAGCAATTGATTGTAGACCAAGAAGAGCCGGCAATCAATGGATGCTGCCGTATATCATGAATCCTCATGTTGATGTTGTTACAGTTGACGGAGCTATTGGACAGCAGCTATTGGCAGATGAAATGTACGAGATGAAATTAGGAACTCCTATATTCCCCAAAGTTCGGGAAATAATACTTGCTAACTCAACGTTTGAAAGCGGTATTTACTCAAAGACACTGTGCCACTCCGGGCAACCATCATTGGCACAAGTAGTCAGCAATTGCGATAAAAGAGCTATAGGAAGTAACGGAGGGTTTGGCTATAAGTCTCCAGTAGATGAATTAGAGATAGCCCTCATGGATAGTGCGATATTAGCATACTGGCAATGTTCAGAAAGCAAGGAAAAGAAAAAACAAAAGGTTAGCTACTAAGACAACTTCAATTCGGGAGTTGTCTTTTTAGATATTACGCAGACTGCATGCGGTTAAAGCAGGGAAAGGTGGAACGATGAGTGATTTTACACCAATCACAACACAAGAGGAGTTCAACTCAGCAATTCAGGAAAGAATAAGCAGGGTTGAAGAAAAGTACAGCGATTATGACGACATAAAAAGTCAAAACGCGGAATATGAGACGACTCTTGCAACTTACAAAGAGCAGATTGATTCTTTCGGTACAACCAAAGAAAAGTATGACGGCCAAATTGCCGAACTTCAAAAACAGGTTGATGGCTACAAGAAGAGCGATCTAAAAATCAAGATTGCTCATGAAGCCGGGCTACCATACGAGCTAGCAGGTAGACTTACCGGAGATGATGAAGATGCACTTAGAAAAGATGCAGAGGGTCTCAAAAAGTTTGCATCAACAAGAAAAGCACCGCCACTCCATGACGATGAAGGTGGCGCAGGCAATTCAAAGAATGCAGCAATGAAGAAAATGTTAGAAGAACTACATTTTTAAAAATGGAGGAGTAAGAAAATGGCAGAAACACTACAGATGAAAACATTGTTTGATCCTGAGTTAGTAGCTGGGATGTTCGACAAAGTAAAAGGTAAATCTTCACTTGCGAATCTTTCTTCACAGATGCCAATCGCATTCACAGGAAGTGAGATTTTCACATTCTCAATGGATGATGAGGTGAATCTTGTTGCAGAGGGCGGCGTAAAGAAGGCAGGAAGCGTGACAGTTGCACCAGTCAAAATGGTGCCAGTAAAGGTTGAATACGGAACTAGGGTAACTGATGAATTCCTTTACGCTTCAGAGGAAAAGAAGCTTGAAATCCTAGCTGCATTTAGCGAAGGCTATGCAAAGAAGGTTGCAAGAGGTCTTGATATCATGGCCATGCACGGTATCAACCCAAGAGACAAAGAAGTCTCCGTTACAATCGGTAAGAACAGCTTTGATACTGCAACAGGCGTAACCAAGGTTGATTATACTGCCGGCAATGAAGAGGCAGTGCTGGAAACAGCAGCAGCGGCGATTGGAGATTACGATGTAACCGGATTTGCACTCGCAAAGAGTTTCGGAAGTGAGCTAGCAAAGATTAAAACTAATGGAGTACCACAGTACCCAGAGTTTAGATTCGGTGCAAGCCCAGCGGCACTCGGTGGAATTCCATGCGATGTTAACAGCACAGTATCTTTTGCAAATGAAGGTGCAGGTTATGTCGGAGACTTCGCTAATGCGTTTAAGTGGGGTTACGCTAAAGAAATTCCACTTGAAGTTATCCCTTACGGTGATCCTGACCAGAGCGGGGCAGACCTTAAGGCACATAACCAGGTATACCTAAGAGCTGAAACTTACATTGGCTGGGGTATCCTAGATCCAACAGCTTTCTCAAGAATTATCAAGCAGGGTTAAAGCTATGAGATATCTAAATACAAGAACAGGTGCATTCATTGATGTGGATGCACCTATCAGTGGAGAATACTGGGAAGAAGTGGAAGAGAAATCCAAATCATCTAAAGGCAAAAAGTCTAAAGAGGCTAATGAAGAAACTGCCCCGGATGAAGAGGCTAATGAAGAAACTGCAGAGGAGTAAAGAACATGAGTGCATATGCAACTATAGATGAACTAACTAAGCTATGGCGAAAAATGACAGCAGAAGAGCAAAGCCGTGCAGAGGAACTGCTTGATGTTGTTAGCGACAGCTTAAGATACGAGGCAAAGAAGTGTGAGAAAGATTTGGAT